CTCATTCACCAGAAGATCCACCTGCTTTATCAAGGCTCTCCCAAGTTGGGGTGTGTATTGGTTACCATTAGATAGAGCAGGCATGGTCACCTTCAGGTACATGTTCGAGATGAGGTGCCCAAGCTCGGTAGGTCTGAGCTCCAACTGAATCGTCTGGTTCTGGTATGAAGGGTTCGGGGGAGGGAATGGAATGACGCGCTGATACATGACGGAGTTGGTATGTCTTTTAAAATCCGGGCTCCACTGTGACTTGCTGAAATCTTGCAAGAGAAGGTGGTCCTCTTGTGGTCCTATAGCGTGAAGCGCCATCACAGCCCCAGCGCTGAATCCTGCTCCCTGTAAGTCGGTGTATGGCCCCTTCTCCTCATCGACGCATTGAAAGCCTGTATTGAGATCCCTGAGAGGCGTAGTTGAAGCACCACCACGGACGTTCGGATTAATTTCAATTTGAAATTTACGCGAGTCTGCGTCTCCCAAATTGAAATTCTTCAATCTGGCAGCGACAAAGGTGCTCATGAATCCCGGTTCCTTGGACAGTCCCTTTGTGACCACAGGCTTGACCGTATTTTCTGGAATGCTTCCGTCGAGTGGTTTTAATATTGCAAATTGATCCATTATAAAAACTGTTTCGCCGCCTTTCACAACCTTCCCCTGTGAAAAGGTTCGAGGCCTCGTTATATATCTGGAATTGTCGTTATATGAAACGACGCTAAACCCAGTCTTGAACCCTTGTAAATTCTCAATGGTCCACCCGGGTCCGAACCCACTTGGAGGATCTTCTTTAAAATCAAATTTGAGTACGTTCTGTACGATAGAATAACTTCCCGACACCTCTCCTAGACGTTTCATGGCTGTATATTCAATCTGGCCAGGTGGGTAAATAGTCGCGCCTGTGACCGCTTGATAAGGAGCCACCGTCTGTTCCGTATCTGACTGGAGGGTGAATGACCAAATATAGGGCTCTGAAGAAGATTCTGTGATTTTAACTGTACGAGAATCCATCGCTGGATTTACGTCTATGGTTCCGCCGACAACGAGCTGACCTGACATTCCAACAACACCAGTGACCGTCCACCCCTCCTTGAGGGTGGCCCTATTTTGGTTGTTTGTGGTGGCATAAAATGTTACATAATTATTTCCAGTCAGCAAATAGAATCCGTTAATCTCAATTGGAACTAAAACAATTACATCGGCGACGACAGGCGCACTGACGGGTGGAGGGACTATTGTATTTACTTCATTTTTAAAGAAATTCACTACGTCTTTTTCAATTTTGCGTTCAAAATTGAGAACATTTTCAAAAGCCTGTGGAATCTGTTTTTTGAAAAAGTCGAGCACAGGTGCCTGTGCTTTGCGCTCGAGGTCCATCACGTTATCGACCATCTCTAAATTTCACCCAGGTTATTTTTCCACATCTGTACCACAGTCAGTGCCTTCAGTCGCGCATGCTCTTGACGCTTGGCTGTACAGAGCGCCTCGAGCTTCGCCACCTCCTCCTTCGTGTACTGATACGTCTTGATGTCCATGAGTTTGGACCACAGGCTCTCGTCGTACTTTTCCCGCCGAAGTTGCGTGTGAATCTGTTCCAAAGGCACATTGAATACGTACAACCGGGGAGTCACCGCCACGTCTCTTATGAACCTAGCCTTCTCTGAGAGCCACGCAATTTCAGAATCCAATTGCTTGAGTTGCCACGCCTTGCGTTTCTTATACACGTTCAAACGAACCTCCAGATAGTCTACGAGAATCTCCTCTGGGCTGTTATACTTCTTGACCGCCCCATTTGGAGCGATCAGGTGCATATTGGAGGTGTGTATCGTCTTGGTCAGCCCAAGCTCCCTGGCGACGTCTTGCAAACCGTCGCCCCCCCAGATCCGAAAGTCGGGCGTCGTCTCTGTAGAGTGATTCTCAAACTTCTGGATGGTGCCCTTCTCAACCAAGTCATCTAGGTGCTCCTTGAAGTCCTGGATCCACCGACCAGGTGGCAGCTCCGTCACGTGAAGCTGAGACCCCTCTTTCGCGACGATTCCCTCGAGGACCCACGTGTGATCCTTTGTCTTTGTCACCTTGCCCTTGAAACCTTTGAAGTGCGGCACCATGGGCACCATCGCCACCTGGTCAAGTGCGCAAATGATATTGTGCTTGATAATAGCCAGGTCGTATGGAGGCACATAAGAGCTGAAGCCCGTCCCGATACCCTCAGCGCCATTCACGAGAATCATGGGCACGACGGGCGCGTAAAACTCTGGCTCCACCTGCTGCCCATCATCCATCGCATATTTCAGAACAAAATTGTCGGCAGGATCGAAAATCTTGCGCGTCTGTGGACTCAGGCGCGTGAAGATGTAACGAGAAGAGGCTGCGTCCTTGCCACCCGCAAGACGCGTTCCAAATTGCCCAGACGGCTCGAGGAGATTGAGGTTATTGGCCCCCATGAAATTCTGAGCCAAATTCACAATCGTCCCCTGAAGACTCGCTTCGCCGTGGTGATAGGCCGTCTGCTCGGCGATATATCCAGCCAGCTGCGCCACCTTCATGTCGGCCGTAAGATTCTTCTTCAGGCACGCGTAAATCACCTTGCGTTGACTCGGCTTCAGACCGTCCGCAACGTGTGGAATCGATCGCTTAATGTCCTCGGCGCTAAAGTTGGCCAGGTCTCTGTATACAAAGTCGGTGACGGTGAGAGTCTTGACGTGGCCGTACGGGATACCTCGTGGCGGACTCGCCATGTGATTCGTCAGCCAGATCTTGCGGTCATCGGCCTGCGCCTTGGAGAACGCCAGAGTCATGGACTCGTTGAGGGTCGGATCCGGGCCAAAGGCGACGGTCAATTGATCAATTTTCTGAAAATACTCTTTGGCTTCTGAGCTTGTCGAAGTGCCCAGACCCTTGTAGTACTTGACGTTTCCGGAGGAAACTGCTGCTCCCGCCGCCTTGAACTCCTCCTCTGTAAAGTACCAGACGCGCCCCGCCTTGATGACGGGCGTCACCATCGACACTACAAAGCCTTGCTCGATCAGTTTTGGCCAGTACACGTGGAACATGTTAAGCACCAGTCCCTTGATGTGCGATCCGTCCAAGTCGGCGTCAGTCATGATCATCAGACGGCCGTAGCGCAATTCTCTCACTGAATTATAGACTTTGCCATGCTGGAGCCCGAGGATCTTTTTCAAGTTGGAAAATTCTTCATTTTCCGTTACCTGTTTCACAGTGGCGTCCCGCACATTTCTCGGTTTGCCTCTGAGCGGAAAAACTCCAAACGCATTGCGTCCCACAACACTCAATCCAGCAATGGCAAGAGCTTTCGCGGAGTCTCCCTCGGTGATAATAAGAGTACAATCATGAGACCGATGCGTACCAGCCCAGTTGGCGTCGTCGAGCTTCGGAACGCCCGTAATGCGCGACTTTTTGGCCCCATCTGTCTTCTTGAGTTCTTTGTCAACCTTGGCGAGACCGAGAGCAACAAGGTCGTCGAGCACTCCAGTGGCCAAGATGTCCTTGATGAATTTTGGTTTCAAATCAATGGCATCTGTAATCTTTGAAGTACACTCAGCCTTGGTCTGACTTGAGAAGGTGGGATTGATCACCACGGCTCGGACAAACACAAAGAGGGACGCCTTGATTTGCGCCGGCTTCACAGTCACGCGCTTGTCGCTCGAGATATCATCGACGATCGCCTTGACGACGCGATCCACGTGGGTTCCACCCTTTGTCGTATAGATTCCATTGACCCACGAACACTGCTGAAAGGCGCCGCTGGTAGAGTGACCGATGACAATGTCGAACGCGTCTGTGTGCATCTTGGCGATAGGACCGTTTCCGATGTGCATCTGGGCGTAATCTTCCAGTGATTTGACCTCGAGCGATTTCGTGTTGAAATATACCTGCGCCTTTGAGCACCACATCGCCGTGTCCCACGTGCGCTTCTCCACCATTGCCCTAAAGTCACCCTGACCGCCGAACCGCTTCCAGTCGGGTGAAAAGGTGACCGACACGTACGGGGTACATTTCTCAGCCGTGACCACCGGAGGGCTCACCTTGCTCATGTTGTTCGTCCAAGTCTGTTCATAGACCTTCTTCCCGTCACTAATTTTGATTTTGAAAAGAGAACTGAAAACGTTGGCGAGCTTGGCACCATACCCGTTACGGCCACCAGTGACGCGTTGCTCCTCGTCATTGTAGTTTGAGCTGGTCAAAAGGTGCCCAAAGATGAGCTCGGGGATCCAAAGTGGTTTGCCATCCGCACCCTTTTCGGTGTCGTGTTTCTTGATTGGAATTCCTGAACCGGCGTTATAGACCGAGACGGTGCCGTCCTGCCCCACAGAAACCTCAATAGATGTCACCTTTTTA